TAATATAAGTTGTTTGATTTGAACCGGAAATGACCGTAGAAGGTTCGTTTTGTAATCGCTCAATAATCGCAGAAATTGCGCCTTGAAGAATATTTAACTGTGTGTTGGTCGCTGGATTATTAATCGTGACTGTATTTAAATCATACGTGACGTTTTCAAAAACGATGTTCGAGATTGCATACCGGTATTCGTATGAAAAAAGTAGTGTTCCGGCGTCAACCGCTGTCGCGGCGAAAGCTGTAACGGTTCCAGAAATGTTAAATTCAATGTAAGTAGCTTGAACGTTCGCGACTGTCCAGTTTCCGTTTAATTGAGCAGGAGTGCTTGTTAATCCAGAAATAGAGATTTTACTGCCAACAACAAAATAATCTGAGGGAGTACCGGCACTGACGTTAACCCTCGCCACACCAGCAGCAGTTAATTCTGTGGTACTTAAATTTAAAGGAGCAGTTCCCGGATCATTTCCGTATAAAATATCAGAATCAATCTTTGTCGCCAATGAAATTAATTGATTTTTAATATCCGTTGAAGAAGCTGTATTTTCTAGTTTTAAAGTGGAAACATAGTTCCCGTCGCCAATAAAAGCAGTAGTCGTTGTATCGGTAATATCATCAAGTGCGCCGAGAACTCGGTCAAAGTCAGGGATAAGGAAATTTAGCAAAGAGTTGTATAAAACAACCCGATCACTGGGAGTTCCAAGAATTAGGTTATTGTTGGCATCATTTATTCCCCAGACAAATCGATAGGCGACAGCGCTATCTTCTGGGAGAAATCCTGTAGAATTCCCCGCTTGAAAATCAATGCGGGCAGATCCGTTAATAGCTTTAACACCTCCGGCATCTGTAATATAACCGGAAGCTGTTGAAAACTCATCAGCACTCGCGGCAGAAATCTTCTTAATTCCGCTGGACGTTGTGAAATAAAAATTACCGTTGGATTCTATCGATTTAATTCGAAGACCGGCTTCTGTTTCGGAATAACTACCAGAAAACGAGCTAAAGACTGACTCGTTATTAGCATTTAAAACTTCGGTATCGAATTGAAGGGTAGAACCGAAATGACGAAGGATGCGGTTTTTGTATGTGAAGAGTTGTTTGATTACAGAAGCAGTTTGCGTTCCGTACAATTTGAATCCACGACGTTGTTCGACAATATCGTTTCGTTTTATTACCGTATTCGACGCAATAGACATTGCGCCTTCAGGAATAGCTAACTGATTTGGACTTGACACTAGGCCAAGTGCTTTTAAAACTACTTGTGCTGGCATAAATTACCCTTTACCAGCCACGACGATTGAATAAACTTCCGTATCGTAGTAAACTGTGTCGTGCTAATATTTTTTGCGGCGAGCCTTCAATTCTGTCGTCAATTAACGATGCTTCAGAACGATCTAATTTATCAACTTTGGCATCAGAAACAGCCATTCCTTCTTTATCGCCGATAGCTTCCAAAATTCGCGAACAAACTCTTTGAACCAAATTTGATTGTAATTCGGGCGGAATTTGTGGGATAATGCATTCATTTCTAGAGCACACATAATCGCCCACAATAATATTCGTCAGAACATCAACTTCAGCGAGGGAAATTGTACTACCTGATACACCAGCCGTAGGAACTAAAACATCATAATTGATGATTTTATGTCCAGGCAATGTTTGAAGCAAATCCACATAACTTCCGGCAGTGATATTTGACGGCACAGCCGCCGCTGAAACTAACCCTAAAGTTGTTTGTACTGATAAAGCTGCCGAATCCGAAGACGCTACTGTATTATTTCGGTTTGAATAAGTAATTGTTACTGTGCTTGTCGCTGGGCTACCATTTGAGGCGGTGAATCCTAAAGCCGCAGCATTAATTGCTGTAACTAAATTTGTTGCTGAAGCCGAAGAAGTTCCGCCAATCGTAAAACTCGTTCCTGCTGTGAAAACAGTATTAGTAATAACTCCATTGCTTTCAACACCGAGTGTTACAGTATCGCCAGCCGTCAAAGACGTGTTATTTACGACAATCGTTTTGGAAAATGCAGATAAAATAAAGGAGCGTGATTCTTCAACTAATTGATTTGGTCGCATGAACCAATAAAATACAAGAACGCCGGTTGGATTGGCATCAACAGAAGGTGTAATTACAACATCATTTCCTTGCAGATATAACCGATACGGAATTCCGTTTCCAAGACCCGAACCTTCAAACCACACTTTATCATCAGCGTTAACTCTCGTTGTTTCAAAAGTATTCCCGTATGGTAAAGAGTCTGTCGCATTCCCATCTCCAAAAACAATATCACGCAGTTTCATTCCGACGGCACGATTTGGGATCGGATATTTACTTTGGTTCGACTGTAATTCCACAGAAGATTCGACCACAAAATATTCTTCGTGATATTGGAGAATATTAGGAAGGATCTCTTCACGCATTACATCGTTCGCAAATTGTAGAATGTCGTTGGGTTCAAAAGTTGACTGATACAAAGGCATCGAAATCCGTCTTTTAACCGCTTCTACAATATCATTTGACGTGAGCCATGGATTACTCATTTATTCCTTATTAAGCAGGTTCAACAATCATCCAGGCAATAGAGCGAGTATCTATAACGCTTGTTGATGTAATATCAAAGCTGACCCCAGCAGTCCGAGCAGAAATTGTGAGTTCGCCGTGGGTTCCTGAAGAATTCTGTCCAGTTAAGAATATTCGACTAGTTGCAGTTACAGCAGTTGTTGCAACTGTTACAGTTCCGGCAACAAGCGTTGAAGTGCCCATCTTAGCATTAGCACCCTCTTTAATGTTTACCCCTTTACCAGCTACGTTTACAACTAAATTACCGCTCGATAAAGATACGTTTCCAGAACTTCCAGTTAAATAACCAGTAATTACCAATTCACCGCTAGCTGTTGCTGAAGATGCTTGCGCGTTTGGACCAATGAGAATATTAGAACTGCCAGTAGTCGTAAGATCACCAGCTTCAAAACCTAGGAAAATGTTATCATCGCCCGTAGTAAGGACATTACCAGTATGATAACCTAACATTGTATTTCGATCCCCGCTGGAAGCAGTAAGTCCTGCTTGGCGACCTACATATGTGTTTTGGGAGCCGGTAGTATTAGTACCGGCGTCTACTCCGACAAAAGTGTTATATGACCCGCCGTTAGCAAGCCTTCCCGCACTAACACCTACATACGTATTTTCCGTGCCAGTAAGATGACCAAATCCTGCGAAAGTCCCAATAAAAGTATTATTGATAGCAGTAACATTTGATTCACCAGCCTGCCGCCCGACAAATGTATTATTTAATCCGGTAGTATTAAGTCTTCCGGCAGATCTTCCAACAAAAACATTATTTGATCCTGAAGTTAAAGATTGGCCAGCCTGACGCCCAATTACAACGACACCGCCAGTAGTTATATTCTGACCAGCATCTGTACCAATTACAACACTACTAGCACCAAGAGCGGCGTTACCTGCCCCAGAGCCAATAAAAATATTTCCGACGCCGGTGCTTATTAATCCGGCTTGGTACCCTATAAATACAGAATCACCGCCAGTTAGGTTTGCTTGTCCTGCTCTAACACCGATAAAAACGTTATTAGAGGCAGTTGTTTGGCTTTCACCAGCTTCATCGCCAATAAAAATATTAGATAATCCGCTGGTAATAGCATTACCAGTATCAGTGTTGCCGATTTTAATATTACTTGAAGCTAGAAGTATATTTCCGGTATCACCAATTGAAACGGTTGAATTTTGTAAAAGTTTACCAGTGATACTATTAAAACGAGCAATAGCATTATCTGTGCTAGAACTGGGTCCAGCAACATCACCCGAACCTGCTAGTTCTAAAAGTTCGGCAACTCGATTACGAGCTTCCGGGGTTCCCAAAGCTCCTAAAAGTAATTCTTTATCTTGCTGTGTTAAAAACGCCACGAAACTCCTTTATTCTTGTTCATTTTGGACAAGTTGTTGTTTGTAATCTTGCAACATTTGTATTTTTTGATCGATTTCTTCAGGAGTACATTCTTCCATTGGTTTCATTTCTAGGCTTTCTTCTTCAGGCATTTCCCCAAGAAGTTCCCCGGCTTTTTCAAGCCCGGCTTCAAGACCTTCTTTATTTGGGGCCGCGACTGATACCTTTTTAAGACCGGCTAGTTTATCTCCAAGAGCATCGCCATTATCACGTTGATAACTAGACAAAACGTCGCTTTTAGCGCGTTTTTCTACATCAGAAACAGGTTTACCTTTTTTTTCTAACAATTTATCGAATTTGTGCATAAATACCTAACAATTAACGAAGGTTATACGATTCTTGTTGTGAGCCAGATCCGGAAGTACCGACAGCCGCTGTCACATCACGAGAAGTGACTTGCACGGTCGCGTCAATCGCTCCGCCACAAATCGCGTCTAAAAGATTGCGACACGCATTAACCGCATCCTGCGACTTAGTTGGTCTTTGAACGCTAGCATTAAGCTGCGGAATGCCCTGACCAGGGACTTCAATTTCGATCACTAAAAATGACATACAATTCTCCTTAAAATTCAATAAATGACTAGAAAAAGTTAACTTTAACAGTTTATAATAGTTGTTAATTACCGTTTGACAGAAAGTTTACAGGTAATAGTTCCGCCAGTGCCAGCAGAACGAGCCCAACGAACACGCACAAACGCAAACATCGCGTCTGCATTATTTTTCATTAGACTACCAGAAGTGGCCGCAACCGCGTCAGTCGTAATAGTTGTATACGTTGGTGAAGCAGCAGGATCTGGATTATCATTAGTTCCTTCTACGATGAAATCGCCCGCCGTAGCTGTTCCGCCGGTCCAATAAACATGTGCAGCATATCCGAGCGCGTTTCTAAGATCCGCCGCTGCCGCTGTTTGAACTGCGCCGAGATCCGCCGCATCGATCACCGCCGAATTACTTGTTTGAATTAAATCCATTGACATTATTTACTCCTTAAACGTTTTAAAGTATAATTACTTAATTTGATAAGCTATTAGCTTGGTATTAATAATACCAGCAGTTGTAGGTGATGTTGCTCTATATTGTAGTTTGTACGTGTAAGTTCCTGCTATAGGTGTATCTATAAACCAAACACAACTAGATGGTACAGTTATAGTATCGAAAGCTCCGCTAGCAGTATTAAGGTTTTCTAATGAATATGAACCCACAATTGTACTGTCTTTCAAAATAGCAAATTCTGCTTTCATTAAAGTGATATTGCTATTATGTGTAGCACGAATACTACCAGAAGTCCCGCTACCATCGCTAATTAACCCAACAAAAACAGGTCTACCAGTCGTAGTGATTGATATTGTTAAATTTGTAGCATCTACATAAGCAGCGCTGGTAGTAGTAATACTGCCCGAGGAAGAACTAATCTGTTGTCCAACAGCCGCTAATTGAAGTGTATCCGTGACAATTGTAATTGTGTTAGTATCAACATTTACAGCTAACGGCGTTCCATTTCCACCTGTTAGACCGTTTCCAGCAACAGAAGTCGTTAATTTAAATTCTGTAATGGAATTATCGGCAACAGCAGAATTGGTCCAAATTAATCCACTAGCTTGTGCAGAATCGGCAGCTAAAACCTGAGAATTAGTCCCTACTGGCAAACGAATATTATCGGTGCCGTTGGAAACGATTATATCGCCCTTAGTCGTCGTAGGAGAAAGAGCGTCAAAAGCTGCCGTTTGAGTAGATTGGCCAGTGCCGCCGCGTGAAATAGCTAATTGTGATTCACTGGATAAATTCCCAGAACCGTCATTAATTACAACATGATCTGCTGAACCTGCCGCTAATTTACTTCTAGCAATATTTCCGGCTAGATCGGCATTAAGAATCGCCCCTACGAGGCTTAGTTTGGAATAGGCAATCGCTGCGCCAGCAGCAATATCAGCATTGACAATTGAATTAGTTAAGACTAGACTGGAATAAGCGATACTTGTAAGAGTATTTGACGCGCCGCTGATTGTTTTATTTGTAAGGGTCGCGGCATGAGCTTCCGCAACAAGAGGAGATGAACTAGTTCCATTGAAATAGTTAATCTTTGAAGAAGAATCTAAAACTTCGAGATCCCCTTTTAAAGAGACTGAAGTCGAAGCGACAGGAACTAATCTGATTCCTCTGATAAAACTTTTCACACCGAACAAAATAACTCCTTAAGATTGAGACAAAGCTTGAGCAACAAACGCGATAGCTCCAGAATGCGTTCCTGCACCAATTGAAGTTGTGGTAAAATAAAATTGACCATTATCATCAATAGTGAAACTAATTGATGCATCACTAACTCGTTCTTGTTGAAGCTCCCATTTCTGATTCGTTGGATTACTTGCATTATAAACAACAGTCATTTCTCCTGCTTCGTAGGCCGAAGCAGGAGCCGTAGTTTCTCGATAAACCGAGTAGCGAATAAAAGCGGCGCGAACTACAGCAGTGTTAAAAGACAACCCTGTTAAAGTTACGTTAGAAGCAGCATTGTGCGAAGAATTAAGTGTAAAGATTTGTTTAGAAACATCGCCGGTTGAAACAAGTCCGGATAAAGCTGCCTCAACGGCCTGCGCAAATTGTATTTGGGCTTCAGAATTAACGGGGGCTGTACCAGTATTTGGGAAGTTAACCGGCGTTCCGCCGATTGTGATAATAGGCATAGGGACTAATCCTTAAAATAGTATATACTAAGTTGTTAACTTAAGGATTAGCTTTGAATTTCCAGTAGTAGCCTTTGTAAAGGGTTCTTTTCTTAATAGCTACACCAATGTTGCTGTTCTGAAACCCGTCTTCTTTTGCTTTTAAAGCAGAGCCATACTCTTTGGTTTGATTGGTTGAAGGGTCGATACGGAGAATTGCTTTGGAACGTTGCTGGCTGGCTTTTAAACGCAATTCTGGGTTATTTTCATAAGCGGCTTTGACTCCTTGGCTCATAGCGGATTTTCTGGATTCGTAGCTTTGTTTTAATTGTTCGGGAGTTAGTTTTTCGATGTTATCAGAATAATACTTGTTTTTTCGCGAACATGCACAAGTTTTACAGATGGTTCGTAGACCGTCTTTTCGATTCTTGTCGTTGTGAAATAAAACAATTTTTACATATTCTTTACAATCTGAGCAATGTTTGTAAATTTCTCCATCTTTTTCAATATTTGGTATTTCCATCAATTGACGAATTTCATTGAGAGCTTCCGGATTGTTTTTTAACCACTCTTTTTTAATTTTTGACATCTTTTCTTTGGATTCTTCGGAAAATCGAAAACCGACAGATCCTTCGCCGCCTTCTGTAGAATTAGTTAAATTTACGCCATTGTCTTTATACGTTTTTATCCAATAAACTTCACGTTCATTTAAGATTTCTTTAGAATCACATACTTCTATGATCTTAATGCCATAAATTTTGTTCTGAGCAATTAAAGATTTAATCCAATTATTTTTATGGGATTTGGCAATTAGCGACATTTTACCTTTATGCCGCTGCGGTCTAGTTAAACCGGTAGTCGATTTACCTATATATCTAACCATTTCAGTATCGGGACAAGTAAGTCCGTAAATAATGTTTTTCTTATCCATAACCCTATTATACACCTAATTTCTATTTTGTCAAGAAGAATAAAAAGAAAGGGACGAATTTTTCGTCCCTTTCGATTTATACTATAATATTACGTTGTTGAGTTGACGATCTCGTTGAGCAACACATTTCGACCTGGGGCCGAGCAGAAGAGGGCCTGGTCTGTATACATACGAAATTCGTATGCGGCGGAATTCTCAAGCTGTCGTAGAATCTGATCACCAGGCATACCCGGAATGTTGAAGGAAATATCGCGACTTCCAACACGCATCCAGTTGTCCTCAGATAGAAGATACGCATAACCTTCCTTCACATAAATTGAAGGAAGAATTTCGATCTCACCATTCTGAGAGTGAAACACTAGGCGTTCTGAACCGTTCTCCATTTTCTGCTTGGAATAACTTCCATCATACTTACGAAGAGCCGCTTGATCGCTCATCATGTTCGCCCACGCTTTTAGTGAAATTAACGCAAGCAGTTTACCCATATGACCCTTTTCAATCGCACGCGTAACCGCTAGGTTTAGCTTATTAAAGCTAAGCGCAGCACTTGACGCACTGAAAGAGTTACCCCTCCAAAGCTCGAAGTCAGAGACTGAGATATTGAAGAGTGAACCCGTTGATTGACTTAGGATCTTGTGAATTCCCGCGAATTCGTTGTTATAAGCACCACGCCGCCAGATCACATCGGTCGCAACCACGCCAGCCGCCGCAGCAGAACTGTCGAGAGTTAGAACGCGAGTATCGAGGTTGACGCTCGAAATAACGAATTGACCGCGCGAAGTCGCACCAGTCGTATCACGGATTTCAATTGGCATACCTTTTGAACCTGACCAGATGCCAGGAGCCCATTCGGCAAGAGTTACAGTAACGGTAGCCGCTGAAACAGCAGAAACTGTACCATATCCCATTTGACCGTAAAGAAGCTCGATCTCAAGAATCTTGGTGAAAGAACGCATAGCGTTTTCAACCACATACTTGGACGCGCCGCCAAATGACGCCTTATCGCTACCAGAGCGAGAAAGAGCATTATAACCAATTTGAGCACGCATAACCTTCGCATTACCCTTTACCTGCGCATCGCGCATTGGTGAGGAAACCGCTGGAAGAAGGTTAAACGCATCTTCGTCTGGACCGGCATACGTGATACCATGTTCTAGACCAAGAGCAACCGGTTGATGATACAAGTTACCTAGATTCTTTTCTTTGCCCGAGAAGTCAATCATATTCAATAGATGAACGTCTTCCGGATAAAGGACTTTAATTTTATCGGCATAGAGTTCTTTGAAGAACCCATTCATCGTGCCGACTGTTGCGGCTGGATCGCCGAACGTATTAGTCGTTGACATATTTTGTTATTCCTTTCTTAAATGTTATTGTTCAGCAACCACATACTCAACCTCTAAACAAGCATTGAGTGTGTTCGCAGCGTTAAGAGCCACGTCTGAATCGACCGCGAGCATAATTGACTTGCCGCCGCCAGTTCCAGTCGTAATGCCCGTAGCACTACCAAGAAACGCCGGTTCGAAAGAACCGTCAATTCGATTTACGCATTTAGCAGAAACCACTTTTTCCACTGATTCTCTGACCTTTAGAAGCGCACGGAAAACACCGTTCACATCGCTGGCCGCAGTCGTATAAGTAGCGGTTTCGTTGGTGTCCAAAGCACCAGTAATTTGATCAACACCTTCGGTCTGAAGAAACAGACGCGCAGGCTCATCGTTTCGAGGAACAACAGAAGCCGGGGTAGCGTTGCCGACAATCGATAGCGGGATGCTAACGCGTTGGACTTTTAGCTGCCGATTCTGAAGAACCTCATCTTTTGAACTATATGACATAGTTTTAATCCTTTAATGAATTGTTATTGTTTGGTTTACTATTCAGACTGGCTATTGGATATACATACCTAGTATTATCTAGTTATATGTAGTCGGCTAGACGCCTGTAAAAAAACTTTATATACAATAAGTTGTTAACGGAATTAAAGTTTCTTAAAATAATCCTTAAAACTGACCTTTGGCTCGTCTTTAGGCTTGCTTTTTTCAGATCCTGTATCCTTAACTTGTTGTTTAAGAGGAACAGGGGGTTCGCCCTTAGCTTTTTCAAGATTACGCTTACGCAAACGCTTAAGAGTATCCTTACCGAGCAATTGTTCCACATAATCCTCTGGGCTGGCAGCAAAAAGGGCCTGGATTTCTTGCGCAATCTCTTCTTTTACAAGAGGAACGACATCTTCCGCAGTAATTTCCATACCCTTATCCAAAGCCTGTGCCAAATATTTAGCCATACGTTCGCGATAAACTTGATTATTTGGAAGACCAGACTTAGTTAACGCGCCGTCGATCATTAATGCATACCGTTGAGTTTCTTGTTCAACCAAACGGTCGTATTCGCGTTTTTCTAAGTCCTTCTTTTCTGTATCGCGCTCATCCTTAATCTTTTGAAGTTCGGCTTGAAGAGCTTCTTTTTCTAGCTGCTCTGGAGATTTCTTAGCTTTTTCAAGTTCTTCTTCGACAATCATCGCCG